TTGGCCTCATAATCGTATTGCGCTTGTCTCATCTGCTGGTAATTGGCTTGATTGTCCGCCTTTACTTTAACTGGATACACCACACCCTTTATCTTTGGGCTATTGGGATCAAGTCGTTTTAGCTCATTTTCGGTCAGGCTGCGACCTCCAGCAAAATTATTTGCTAATTCAATATTGTGCTGAGGTGCAAAATATATGCCCTTACCAGACTGGCCCCTTGTTGACCTGTTAATATCGAATCCTACTATATCTGGGTTATCTGCGGTTTGGCCACTAGACCTATAAATATAATCTGCATCTGATGGCATTGTTCCATGATAACCGTCCACCATTGATCGTTCGACAGACCTTTGCATGCGAGACGCCTCATCCATCGGGAGCGGAGTATTATTAAACATATACGTGTCGTCAGCCAGCGCCATCATATCTTCAGTCACGTCGCCAGCATTTCCCGCTGCACGCATCTCCAAGACCTTCTTGGCCATTGCTTCAGCTTCGTTACGGGGGGCTGGGAGGGATGGATTTGACGGCAGCGGATCAAGCTCAATACGGTTAGCCAAGTCAGCCGCCTTGCGGCCAGCAGCCTTGCGGCCAGCAGCCATAATTGGACGTGCAATAAAAGGGCCAGCGCCGGGGATAGTGCCGAGTAAGCCGCCAGCAGCTAGAATTGCAGCACGTTTGCGATCACCTTCGGACAGCGCGTGGCCGGCCTCGCCAAATGCAAGAACATCGCCGATGCCGGGGATGAAATCTTGGGATGCCTGCACAGCCTTAACACTGGCTGGCATCTCGTCACGATTGCGAGCAAGCAGGCCATCTTGATATAAATCCGCATATCCGCCAGACGGAGCCGCCGTGCGGTAATCCTCCTGCAAAAACAGCCTATCCCAAATGCTAGCCATTACAGCCTGCCACCGTTACGCACATACAGATTATATGCTGGATCATATTGATCCGGGCTAGATAGCATTCTCCGCACAAAACCTTGGTCATAGTTTTCCATAAGGTGGCGCGTAAATCCCTCAAACGAAAGCGGGTCTGCTGGCGCAGGATTCTGTGACGCACCAGCGCCAACAGGGCCGGGCATCGGCATCGAACTGGGCTGCATGTAACTGGGCGGCGCACCAACATTAACAGGTGCCGCTGAGTAAGGCGCTGGCGGATTCATACCAAAACGCTGGGCGTCAGTTGGAGGCGCAGGTCTTGCCGCTGCCGCCTGATTGTTATTTATCGCAGCAGGTGCTGGCCTCATCGCTGGCGCAGCCGCTGGCGACGCCGCTGGGCCGCCGATGTCCTGCGCACCGTAAAACGCATCACGAGATGCCATGCGGGCCTTATCGTCAGAGCCATATGGGTCAGCAAACAAATTACCGAGCATAGACAACAATCCACCGCCCTCAAATTTTTCGCCAGATTTGCCCATGCCACCGCCGTCAAGACGGTCTAGGAAATCAAGGAATTTTTGTTCAGCCACGGTAAACCGACCTTTTTCTGGTAAATTTGAAGCAAACGTATCACACTTCCCCCAAAGCTTCCATTACCTTTTTCATGCGCTTGTTTAGCTTCCATGTGCCAGCACGCCAACGGGCTGCATACTGGGCATCCTCTAAGTCTAAACCTTTCGCCATGTACTGCTTAATCCACTTCGTCATAACAATATTTTTCAAATGAGGCCGCAACTGGCCGAAGGTAACCTGCTTCATGCAATCCCCCGCAAATTCCGCCTAATCTCCTTCTTCCACGTAGACATGGAGCCAGACAGGGCCGTTGCAGCGTCAGATGCCATAGTTAAACACAAAGCGTCAGCCAAATCGGGAGACTTTAACCCACGCTTGCGCATATCATCCTTACTTTCAGCTTTCATCTTGCCGCTGGGCGTAAATGCGTAACGAATCGAGGTTAGCTCTGCCAGCAATTGATCGTCATTCGGAATTTTGCACGACCTATCCTCAAGCCAACCCTTAGTCTTAAACCAAAGCTCTGCCCGCAAATTCATGTAAGTACCGCCCATTGCAGGTGCCTCACCCACGTTAATGCCACGAACAGGAGCGCCAAGCTCACGCAGCCTATCCACAACACCACCGCCAACACCAATACTATCAACTAGTATCTCGCTAGGCCGCATAGAGGGCGATAAGCCCTCGTATTCGGCCATCACACGCCCAACTGTCTGCATCAAATCCAAGCCCTGCCATGATGAAATCTCAGTCACAACATTGCCGTACCGTTTACACAACGCAGTCTTATCTGCACCAAAGCGCGCAACATCCAAACCCCATATTGGTTTCGTGTCAGGCGTAACTTCAATATCGCGCTTAATTGCGCTGTCAGCCAAGTGAAACGGAATAATCGTATCGTCATCCGCCATTGGGAACTCACCCAGCACACGAATGCGAAACGCATTGCTCTCCTCGCCGTACCTAGCACGCATCTCATCAACAAACTCGTCAGACACAAGCGGGCTATCAACGCAGGACCATCTGCGCGTCCACCACGATGATGCCATACGTGTCTGGCTCTCGAAAAACGTGCCAGACGAACGTGTCGGGTTGGACATAAGTATCGTTGTTGCAGCATGACCAGACATTGAGCCAGCAGCAGCCTCAAACACCTTCTCAGGCACACCAGACGCCTCATCTACAACCAGCAGAACATTCGCTGAGTGAACCCCAGCCAAGGCTTCAGGCGTTTCTGCGCGTGACGTTCTGGCCGATATAAAAGCCTCAGACGACGCGGCAGTAAGCTCTACGCGGTCAGCCTTAACAGTAAGCAACACCTTGAGCTGGTCAGGCAGCTCGTTAATCCAACGCTTTAGCTCGGCAAATAAAGCATCAAACAACTGGCCACTCGTAGGCGCAGTCACAACAACCTTGTTGGGAAAGCGCAGCAAAACAAACCAAAGCATAGCCCATGATGCAGTTGTAGACTTGCCCGTACCGTGGCCAGACCTCACAGACATCTTGCGCTCGCCCGTAGCCAAGGCATTGAGAAACTCAGCCTGATACGGGTACGGCGTAGCGCCAAGCACCTCCGTCACAAACAATGCAGGGTCATCGCGGTAACGCAGCACAAACTCTTCTAGTGGATTATCTTCAGTCATCGGTTACATTCCTCATAAAAGCAGGCACGTTCTTTTCCAAACCCGCTGCATCGCGCCAAGTAAGATCAGACTGGCTTTTTATAATAGCATCACCAGATTTTACTGAATCAAAATGCTGCTTACCCATAACTGGACCAGTGTAGTCTCCGCTAACACTGTGAGGCGGTATGCCATTTAACCATTTCTGAATAGACATAAACACACCACCGCGAGGGCCGAACGCACCGCCATGTAAATCATTGGTCTCTACAGCAATTAAGCCGCCGCGCTTGTCAGAAGAACCCGGCAATAATATTAAATTATCAAGCCCCACCCAACGGCCGCCGTGTGAAAAGCTAACGTCCCCACCAATAAACATCTCATAACTTTCAACATTAGGATGCACATGCTCTGGTATAATGTAATTTGGAGGCACAATAAACAACTCAACCTGATACGGACCATGCCTCAACCACACAACAGCCGTTACATCCTGTATTTTATATGTGGCCACAACATCAGTCGGAATGTAACCGTGGGACTTTGCGTTTCTGCTGAAATCTATCGCAAATTGAGTAAGGTCAGGACTCATCGGTCACATCCTCGTAGTCAGCGCTGATAGCGTTAGCCTCACGCTGTCGGTCCTCAGCTTCAATCGCGGCAATATCAGAATTAACCTTGCGCAACGCGTCTAGGTGCATGTCGCTCACAGATATAGTCACGTTGGTCTGGGGCCGATTCCCGTACCGCTCCTGATTGTATGAGCCTGCCATGAACTTGCGCCACTGAACTTTCTCACGCGTGGCAGCAATCTCCTGTGTCGTGCTTTGGCCATCAAGAGCGTCAACCATAGTCAAACCCTCCTCAACCAGCGCATCAGCGGAATCCTGACGAGCCTTGACCAACGCATCGTAATACTCAGGAACACTCTTGAGCGAGGCGCTGAGGTACTGGCGGCTGCACCCATAGTCGGTGGCAATTTGCGCCAGTGTGCGACCTGAGCCAACCTGATCTAACACGTATTCAGCGCCGCCTTTCTTTTTGACATCCTCAAGGATGCGCTTGCGTAAAGCTCTGCCTGCCATTTGATGTACTCCTGTTTTATATTTTTTTTACATGGTTTAGTGCATGTATGGCAATGGGGTACAGGGGGGGTGTCCCGTGTGTGTGTTTTGTATAATAATAATAGTACCCCCAGAAAAGCGAGACGGGGGGGGCAAATTCAGCATATAGGTAAGCATTGTTGACCTACTTAATATAGGTAAGCATTACTGCCCTATTCAACATAGGTAAGCATTGTTGACCTAATGATTGACAAGCTTAGGGCTGATCAATACGCGCCCACATGTGTGTGTCGGTGATAGGCTGTGTGTGTTGATATGTATCCCTCTATATTTCTTTGAATTAGGTGTTGCACTATGTATATCTATAGTATATGCAAGTGGTACAAGTAGATAAACAAAGGAACAACACAATGGACAATTCAGCAATCATCTATCGCGGCCCTTCACTTATCGACAACACACCTATTGTGGTCGTTGCGACCTATTCAAAGCGCAACAAAAAGACAGGTACCATGGTTCAGACATATATCATGGTGGATGGTATGAAACCAACGGATGCTAGCAAGTGTGGTGCTGACTATTCTATTTGCGGTAACTGTCCACACCGTGGCATTGCAACGGATGATCCAACAAAGAAACAAGCAATCAAACGCTCATGCTATGTTGTGCTTGGTCAAGGTCCGACCATTGTTCACAAGTCTATTGAGCGCGGCGTATATCCAACGGTAACAGGTCACGACGCCATTGCATCGCTTGGTAGTGGTAAAATGGTGCGCCTTGGCACTTATGGCGACCCTGCGGCCGTTCCTAGTTACGTTTGGGACAGTCTAATAAGCGACGCGGAAGGTCACACGGCATACAGTCATCAATCGGGTCACGCTACCGCTGAACAGCGTCCAGATATCTATATGACAAGCGCGGACAATGTTGAACAGGCGCACGCGGCATGGTCACGTGGTGAACGTACATTCCGTGTTGTATCGTCACTATCCGACATTGTGCGCGGTAAAGAGATCAGTTGCCCCGCGTCAAAAGAGGCTGGCCAGCGTGTCACCTGTATTGATTGCAAGTTGTGTGTCGGATCGTCCATCGCCGCAAAATCTATCGCCATTGTGGCGCATGGTGCTGGCGCTACTCACTTTGCTACTTAATACCCAACCAAAAGGAAAATGTTACAATGACCAGCACACAACGTAAAATCATCCAATCACGCAATCAATTAATCCGTCACTTAATAATGGGTTCTTGCATGGGGTTCGTCATAAGCGCCGCCTTATTTCTACCAATCATTCTAGGGAGCTAAAACCATGTTCAATAAAACAACAATTATGAAGACGCCAAACGGTAGATTTTCATTCGTGGGTCGCGTTCATGAAAGCTTATTTGATAAAAGCTATGACACGATTGAAGATGCAAAGGTCGCGGCAATTGATTGCATGATGGAAATAGGTGAAACCTTTCCCGTCGCCCTGTCCCCTGATGTAGAGGCAATCAAGTGACCTACTTTTTCCTCCTTGTCCTAACGTACACATTCGACGGCACAACATACGTCTCGCAAATAGCGTTTAAGGATCAACCTATCTGCGCTAATGCAATGGATGAAATATTCCCCACGGTTCGCGCAGAGTATCCCGATAGCATGGCCCAGTGTACGGCCACAGATACGCCATCAGGGTTCAACATCCGGCCCCGATCACGCCCAACCAAATAAACCAAAGCCTTGCAATCATGCGGGGCTTTTTTTTTGTTTAGTGTATCGTTTCGCCGCTCATCATAGGGCTGTCGTTCAGCCCATACAAACATTCAGCCAGCGCTTGCAACATTATTTCAGGCTCTGCCCCGTCCTGCATGCGCTGTCCTACGTAATCTGCAAGCAAGTCCAACTCTTCATCAGCTTCCGGCCCTTCTGAGCAGTTTTCGAGCAGTATTTGAAATTCTATGGGGAACCCCATTTTCTCACCTTATGTAAAAAGCGCTGAGCAGCCGTGGGAAGCCGCTCAGCTAGTTGTGCGAGCCTATATGTAGGGAGGACGCCCGCATAACACCCATACCGCCTTATGCGTCCTTATATCAATCCCATGCATCATTTACGTTTGCGCTTCACAACATTAAGCATCCCAACCTTTCGGGTTATGATGGCCGCACGTTGTTCCTCAGTCCAGCGCGGCAATGTCGGATCAAACTGTCTTCGGTTCGCAAATCCCTCTAATTCGCCAATACACCGGCAAGCGTTCAGCCGATCGTCAAACCCTTGCAAAGGTTCCGGCAACTTATGAGTGCCAGCAGGATAGACAATTGCCCGGCCTGATTTGATCCCATGATCTACCCAAGCTTTGATCTTTTCTATTCTGCCTTGATCCATCTTATCCCCCTGCTCTGCCCAAGGTGTATGATGTAATAATAATTGTGTATTATCATACACAATATTATATTCATACACAGACACCCGATTGTAATATTAGTGTATGAATTGCGTAATAATTGTAATAATCACAGCCTCAAACCCCTTATTTATATAGTCCGGCAATTCATACACAATTCATACACCGGCCCAATTCCCTCAAATCATAGTTTCTGCCGCGTAAAGCGCAATTAGCACCGCTTCGGCACGTCCATCATCCTTTGCCCGGCTGAATTCCGACGCATAATCCGGCAACCTTTGCATCGCTAAACCCCGGCTTACGCCCTTGTCACGGGTTAGCCCAAAATGCTTTTTCCATTTTGCTGGCGTCACATATTGTAGCGGTAGCTTGCTTGCTGCGGCGCAAGCCTCAACAACCCCAAGCCCCTGCCCAAACCTAAACATGCTAGATACGCCCTGACCGGGCATTGCTCCAACTTGCTCAATTACTGCCAGCGACTTGCCGCCCTCATTTGCGAGAATGTCTAACACGCCATGCGGGTTTATGATCGTCTTGCCCTTTGGGTTCTTCATCACGGGCATATCGTGAACCTCGATTTTGCCAGCGTTAGGCCAGTATAGGGCAATTGCGCCCGTAAAACCTGGATCAATGCCATATATCAGCATTAGTCTGCCGCCGGTGCTTTGGCATCAACCAACGCACTAGCCTTTTCAATCGCAGCGCTGCGTGTAAATGCGCTGAAGCTTAGGCCGAGTTGGCGCGCTGCACTGCTGATTTGCTGTTCTGCCGCGTCGCTAAATCCGATTAGCTTTTTCTTATCAGTCATTGGTATTCCCCTTTTTATGTTAATTTGACTATATATTGTGGGGATATGCTTGCAAGTGAAATAAGCTATTGCAAAGATATTGCGGTTCTGATTTAAGGTAGGCACACACAAACAAGGAGTTTACGACATGACCGATCTACACAGCACACCAGAGTTCTGGGAAAAGATTAAATGCAAGTATATTGCACGCGGTAAAGACCTAGACGCACTTGGCAGCGATGAGCGTGAAGCGCTAGACGACTTATTCCATTCAAGCACAAGCCTTTCCGAATCCGTAGATTATTTCTTGGACCTCGAATACGACGACTTGGTTGTCTTCATTCGGTCCGCTGAATTGCTTTCAGAAAAATTCGATTGGAACCCGTCTTTTGCTGGTTTCTGCGAGGACAAGCGCTGCATATCCAAAACGTCTTCAGAGCTTGCCGCGCTTATTCAAATGCACGATGCCCGCCTCTCATTCCGTCAAGCTCAAGACTTCAGCTCTATTTCTGGCATGATATTCCATTACCTCAAGTGTAAGCCCAACGAGTACCAAATGGAACACTTTGCTGAACACGGCATCACATGGGAGGGCGAAGTCGATGACCGTTAATATTGATTTGCCGGATGTAACCATTGGCGCAATGATGAAGCTTACAGAGACTGACCGCCAGCTTATTGGAACACCTGATTATATGGGACTTGCTTGGTTCTGGAAATTCTCCAACCCGCAAAAGCAAGTGTTCTCAACCGCGTCCATTAAAAACCGCCGCAAGATACACAATGAGTATTTGGCGCAGGGTTTAGACTTGGACGGGGATAGCGGCATTCATCGCATGATTGTCCACCGTATCCTGAAGGATTAAACTATGCTCGTTAAGCTTTCACCAAAGGAAATGTCCAAGTGCAATCAGGCCGCTGCGTTACGCTGGCAGCTTGCTAGGGCGTCAGGCGTTGTAAACCAGCGGAGAGACAATGGGCGAAGCGATGCGGATTTAGATTTGCTGGGTGTTAAAGCGGAGGTAGCCGTGTCCAAGGTTTTCAACCTTGATCACGACTATTCCATGGGAGTTGATGACGGCCACGACCTTTGGCTTGATGATATTTCCGTTGATGTGAAGGCCACATTCCACAAGGGCGGGCGTCTACTGTTTAAGAAGAAGGAGGCATTCAAAGCAGACTGCGCGGTTCTGGTTTGCCAAATACGACTGGACCAATTCAACGTGGCGGGATACGCATCCAAGGCCACGTTTATGGATAAGGCAATCGAGATGGATTTAGGCCACGGCAAGGGCTGGGCTATGGATCAAGACCAATTGTCACCACTTGAGCGGCTATGGTTTGCCGCGAGAAAATCAAACTTAAACATATAAACAAGGAATTACAAATGTTAGCTGAAGTAATCATAACAAACGTCCACAAGCACAACTTCGCTTTTGGCCATGCCGTTGAACCAATAAACGAGCAAGTCTTTATCCCCTCACACGTTATTGAGGGGATTGATCTAAAACCGTCTGACATTGTTGAGGCCACATTGGTCCCCAATTATGCAGACAAGTCCAACTCAGGCACGAAATACATGGCCGTAAAGGTTTCATTATTAAATACCCCTGAGTTAAATATGATTGACAGCGTGGAAACGTCGCAAGAAGTGGATTTTAATCAAGTTGAGGCTGAAACCCAAGACCTGACCCGCGAGCAGCTAGACAAATTGGTGTTGGATTTCATTTATGAAACCGCGTATTGCACCACGTCAGAGATTAGCCAAAACTTAAATATTCCGCATAAGTCTGCTGGCAACTCGGCTATGCGGGCCTTTAGCAATGGCCTTATAAGCAAAGCTGAGGTCTATGGCAGGGTAGGGCTTCAACGCGCAACATTCCTAATGTGGGCCAAGGAAGCTAATCGCTTCATTGACTTTACGTAATGCCGGATTTCAGTTGCACTTTGCACTTGAATATATGAAATATATATGCAAACAATTATGAAAGGGGTTAAAATATGAAGTACGATTGGGAGAAAGATGTTGATTTCGATTTCATTCAGGAAATAGCTGGCTGCGAGCTTCCAGAAGGAATTGCACTGGTGGGACTTGCTCTTGCTCATATGGATAATGTTGAGGGTTGCCTTATCGCCGACACTCGCTGGGTTGGCGGGGATATAGCGCAAATGGACATTTGGCAAGACATTGATGGGGACGCAGGATCGTATTATCAAGAATGCCTCGACGCAAGCAGGGCAGACTACGAAAAGAGACGATCTGATAAAAAGAAGGGAACACAATAACAATGATTACATCTGATGGAATGTCCAACGAGCAATACCACGCCCGCCCGGCGCTTGGTTCATCGTCAATCAAAACAGTAGCAACAAAGTCGCTGGCGCATTGGAAAGGTCAGGTTCGTAAGGAAAGTCCTGCTTTTGCATTGGGCAGCGCTGTTCATGCCGAACTGCTAGAACCTGAAAAGCAATTGCTTGTTCGCGGGCCAGATACACGGCGCGGCAAAGCATGGACCGAGGGCAAGGCTGAAGCCGAAGAGCAAGGCAAGATATTCCTGACTGAAGCTGATTTCGATCTAGCCAAAGAAATGTCAAACGCTTGCCTTAAGAACCGCATGGCAAACCATTTGCTCACCAACCCCAAGATGATTGCCGAAGCATCGTTCTTTGCCACATGCCCTGAGACTGGGCTGGAGCTAAAGACGCGACCAGATGGCATCATCATGGACTCAGGACTTGTGCTGGACATCAAAACCACAATGGACGCCTCACCGCACGGCTTTGACCAGACGACACGCAAATTCGGCTACGACTTGCAGGCAGCACATTATTTCTATGTACTGAGCCTTTGCGGCGTGCGTGTGGAAAACTTCATCTTCATCTGCATCGAAAAGGACAAGCCACACGTCACCGCGTGCTATGAGCTTTCCGAAATGTATTTACAGCACGCCCATAATCGCCTTATGGACACGCTGCGCCTAATTCAAAAGGCCGAAGAGGACGACCACTACGGAACGCAGTGGCCAGACCTCGGCACCGTCCACCTTCCCGCTTGGATGGACAGCTCCGAAGCCTTTTAACCTATCCCAGCGTAGGGGTGCTACGCATACTATAAGGAGTTGCACATGCAACATATGCTAACAGGGGTCACAGCCCTCTATCCACGGCTCAACTCACCTTACCGCTTCGACACCAGCGAGAATAAATCTGTCAAGGCAGATGCTTTCGATGATGGCGCAGCATACGAAATGTCTTTCGTTATGTCTGATGAGACATCCAAGGAATTGCACAACTTGTGCATGGACGCCTACAAGAACGCGTCTGCATTGGATGCGAAGCGCAAGTGGCCTGAAAAGCCATCCATGCTTCCATACAAGCGCAACGACGAAGGCGAAGTCGTCGGTAAGTGCAAACTTAAAGGCGCATACGGTGGCGACAAGACACAGCCACCAAAGCAGGTTGACGCAGCACGTAATAAGCTGCCGGATGACTTCATGCTGACTACAGGAAGCAAGTGCAACGTCGCTGTTGTGATTGTTCCATACAACACGGGCAGCATTAACGGCGTATCACTTCGCCTGCGCGCTGTGCAGGTTTTGGAGCTTGCAGAAATGCAGGGTGCGGATGATCCATTTACCGCAGTCTCTGGCGGCTTTACCGCCAGCGCAGCGGTTAAAAACGACGATCCGTTCGGACTACCCGCTACAACTGCTACACCGTCCATCAACGATCTCGACGACGAGATTCCGTTTTAAGCTATACGCAGTATGGGGGTAGCAACTTCGATAGGTTGTTACCCCTTAACAAAACAGGCAGCTATGAAAGGAAACGCAATGGACCACACATCCGACACCAAGTACCCGACAGCAAGCTGGGGTGAATTTGGGAATGTCATCATTAGCAATTTAGACCTGAAGAAGACAGCTCAGGGCGAATACCACGGCCCATGTCCATCTTGCTCAGGCACAGACCGCTTCTGGATCAAAGAGTTCCAAGGCGAAGTTATGGTTAATTGCCGCAAGTGCAATGACTACAAATCCATTAAAGATAGACTGCGCGATTTGTCCCTATGGCCAGAGCAAGGCCATACTCCGCAAGTCGCACCCAAGAAAAGCGAAATAGATTGGCCAGAGCGTGACCCCATGAGTAACCACCCATATTTGGAAAAGAAACGCCTCAAGCTGCACAATGCAACGATTGACGGCGACAGGCTTTCCATCCCCGTCATTGACCCGACAGGACGCAGGGTTGGTGTTCAGTTTATCGACGCAGATGGCCGCAAGAAGTTCTCATATCAGCTACCTGTCGTCGGCAACTTCAGCGTCATTGGTGGCCCTGTTAAGGACTTCACATACATCGCTGAAGGTTGGGCCACTGCCGCTACTATCCACGAGGCCACTGGGAAGCCCTGTGTGTTTGCACTGAACGCGGGCAACATAGTTCCGGTAGTCGAGGCACTCCAGAAGGCTAAACCCTATGCGGAGCTGGTTATTGCTGGCGACAATGATGATGCTGGCCGCAAGGAATGTGAGCGTGCTTTCTCCGAGCTTGGTGTTGAGTATATCTTGCCAGACCAAGAGGGATGGGATTACTCCGACCTTTGGGTTGCACAAGGCCCGGAGGCCACACGCAAGGCACTGACTGTGCAGAGCGTAATGGACCAAGTGTTTCTCCCAAACGAAGCCATCCCGCAGCTTGGCCGCAACTACCTTGTCAAAGGCTGGCTTGGCGAAGGCCAGATGTCAGTGATTTACGGCCCATCAAACGTCGGCAAGTCATTCTTTGCGCTAGATATGTCTTGGCATGTATCATGCGGTGAGACATGGAACGGCCATAAGGTTATTGGCGGCTCTGTTTTGTACCTTGCTACCGAAGGCGGCATGGCTTTTCACAATCGTGTTGTTGCACTCAGTAAGCAATATCCAGACCATAAGGATGTGAAGCTTGCCGTGCGACCTGCACCTGTCAACTTGCTTGATGGTGAAGTTGATATGAACGTGTTGGAAAAGCTTTGCCGTGAGGTATCGCGCCGCCACGGTCAAGTTAAGCTCATTGTTGTGGATACACTCAGTCGGTCTATGGCTGGTGGCAATGAAAACTCGCCAGAGGATATGACACGCTTCATTGGCAACTGTGATAAGATGCGTGAAATGACAGGCGCACACGTCGCCATCGTCCACCACTCAGGCAAGGATAAGGCCGCAGGTGCGCGTGGTCACAGCTCACTTCGTGCTGCCACTGACACCGAGATTGAGCTGGACTATAATGAGGAAAGCGGGATGCGCTCGGCAAAAGCAACCAAGCAACGCGATATGGAGACAGGCGCGACATTCTCATTCAAGCTTGATGTAGTTGAGCTTGGCAGAGATGAGGATGGCGATGCCGTTACCACATGTACCGTCAAGCAAGCGTCCGAGAGCGAGATTGAGGAAGCCAATCGACCACGCATTAAGGGCAAGAACCAAGTCCTCATACGCCAAGTGTTTACGCAATTGCGTGGCGAAGGCATAGGGCGGCCAAACCCTGCTGGCGCAGGATTTCCCGAACCCCGCACGCACTGGATGATCCAAGAGGAAACGGTGAAAGATCACTTTGCTGGCAAAGTGTCGTCATCGTCCAACCCAAGGTCAGTGTATAAGCAAGCTATGGACGCCCTAATTGGGTCTGGCCATGCTGTACTTAACGATGGCTTCATTTGGTTCACAGATACAAACGGCAAATATAGGGAGGCTACACAATGATTGAATGCGAAGAGTGCGGAGGCACTGGTGAGTGTGAGGTTGATTATTACATGCCGCATTGCAGTGGCCGGGATGTCGGCGAAATCGAAACCCAAATTGAACAATGCGACATGTGCGGTGGCACTGGTGAAGCTGAGGAGGACGAATGATGGTCAATATAATTGGAGAATTTAAAAGTGTCAGAAACAACAATAATCACCCAGCGCCTGCTGCGGATCAACGAGATCATGGTGAAGCAGAGTGCATCCAAGGACAGGCCAAACCTGAAGCAGCAACTGGAAGAACAGAAAGCACTGTTGCAGAT